AGTGGAAACCGATTCGGAGTTCGGCGAGAAGGGCTCCATCTCAGGCCGCGACCTTATGGGTCAACTAGAGGACCAAGACGCCATTTCACTCGACTCAAAGCCTATCTTTGCGAACTCGACAAGCGTGGAAAACGGGGTGAAGGCTCTCCTGAGGGACACCCGAATCACCAAAATCGAGCTTCGTAGCGCGCCTAGCGCCAACTACTTGCTGGCTACTGAGCCAGGAGAGTCGAAACTTGCCGCCCTTCAGCGTTTCGTTGAGCCTTTGAACTGCCTGGCTTGGATGGGTCCCGCAGGGCAGATCATCATCGGCAAACCCAACATGAGCCAGAAAGAGCGCGGTAAAATCATCCTAAACAAAAGGAACCGCGCCTCTACCGTGCTCTCTATAAGCGTTTCGAGGTCTTCGACTCAGATTCCAAACGTGATTGTTCCCGTTTGGAGCGGCCAAGAGGTCGTCACTGATCGTGTTTCGCCTCAACAGCGTCTCTACAACGCCGCCACGGGTCCAGCGAGGCTGTTCAAGCTGGGACACAGGCTCCCGAAGTCCGTCGTCGTGTCGGCTCCCAACGCCACCGACCCTCAAGGGCTCTCCTCATTGAACGCGCTGAAGGCCGGCGGAGCAAACATCCTGCAAGCCTATGCCAAGCGCGAAATGGCCCGCCAAAACCAGAAAGAGCTGATCGTTCAGGCCGTGGTTCCGGGCCACTTCAATGAAAACGGGGAGCCGTATGTTGTGGATACGGTCTATCGCGTACATTACGACAGGGGCGGCGTGGACGAAAATATGTACCTGTTTCAGGTTGACTACGTTCTCGATGAGAGCGGCGGTCAGAGAACGAACCTGTATTTTTGCAGACTAGGTACAATCGTTTCGGATGTGCGTGCGCCATGATGACCCCCGACGATAGAAAATTCATTAAAGAGGAAATCGCCCGTCAGGTAAACATCATCCTTTCGGGCCAGGCTGGGGCCAACACCGTTCAGACCGAGACAATTGAGAATCTATTCCCTGCGATGCCGTCGATCCTACGAAGACCAGTGATGCACCCTTACGGTCTCGTGTCCAGAGCTCCAAGGGGAACTCTGAGCGTTACGGCTCGCCAAGGGGAACACGCCGGCAACCGGCTTGTTCTGGGTCACAGGGATAAAGACAAACCGCAAGTGGCCGTTGGGGAAGTTCAGCTCTATAACCAATTCGGTCAGGCCATTTATTTGAAGAACGGATCGGTCCACTTGGGAGTGGCGGCGGCTTCAAACCCCGCCGTTGTGGGCAATGAGCTCAAGGCCATGCTACAGGAGCTGCTGACACTGCTCGCGAACCACACTCACATCGGCAACGTCGGGGCACCAACCAGTCCCCCCATACAGTCGGGCCAATTCACGTCGATAAAGTCCGGTCAGGTGGATAACAACAACATTTTAAGCCAACTGGTATTCTTACAGAAGGGAGTGTGACAAATGCCATTGAGTATTGCGGGGCTTTCGAATCAACTACAAGCGGAACTTTCGGATCTGCTCAACATCGTCGACCCAGCTCAGCTCAAAAAAGTCTGCGACGCTATTGCGAAGGCTGTCGTTAATCACATCCAAGCCAACGCTCTAGTGACTGGAACGTCGCAATCTGGCGGGGCAGTGACGGGAACGGTGAGTTAATTATGGCTCAAAATTGGGATATAGACCCAAAAACTGGCGACTATGTCATGGAGGGCGGCGCGCCCAAGCAAACTGACAGCCTCAAAATCGCAGCCTATGTGAGGCTTAAAACCCCTCGAACTCAGTGGCTCTACGCTCCTAACACTCGGTACGGCTCAGACTTCTACCTCTTGCAGAAGAGGCAGACGACCAGAGACGCGAGCCAAGTGGAAGCCGTGGCAGCCAACGCGCTACAGCCCATTGCTGACGACGGTCGGGCACGTTCCATTGAGGTGGAAGCCGTTGTGGCGACTCGACACGGCGTAGGACTAGAAACTAGAATTGAAGAAGCCAACGGAAGAATCGACAACCTTCTTCTGCCAAGCCTTGGAGTGTAAAACATGGAATTCAAGACGCCTCAGCAGATCGCACAGCAATACCTGACGTGGCTCAAGGGGCTCAAGAGCGAAGTAAACATCTCCCAAGAAGACTCCGACTGGTGGATTCGCGCTCAGGTAGTTGGTGGGGTGTTCTCGGGCGTATACGCCGACCAACAAAAAGTGTCCAACGACGCGTTCCCTCAATCGGCGCGACGCGAAGCTCTTGAGAAGCACTTGAACCTTTACTTCGGCTCCGGGTTCACCCCAGCCACTCAATCGGTGGGCAACGTGACCGTGAGCGGCGTTCCTTTGACTACCGTTCCGGCTGCCACACAATTCGAGTATCAGCCCAACGGAAATCTCTACGTTTCAACAGCAGTCGTGCAAATCGGTCTTGACGGAACGGCTGTAGTGCCCGTTCAATCCGTTTCCACGGGACAGTCGCAGAACCTTCTTGCGGGCGCTGTGCTCGCTTTGCCTTCGCCTCCGGCGGGCGTGGACAGCTCGGCCACCGTCATTTCCATCGGCGACGGTCGAGACGTTGAGAGCAACGAGCAGGCCACCGAGAGGATTCTAAGACAGATCAGAACCCCTCTGGCTGGCGGCAAAGTGTCGGACTACGAACGCTTTGCCTTGGACGCTGACCCCTCAGTGACCTCTGCAAACGTCCTCCGCTACCCTTTTGGCTTTGGAACTGTGGGGCTGATTATCACGGCCGGCACAACCGACATTGACGCCGCGATCGACAAAGGTGACCCGATAACGCTCATCCCCTCTGAAGAGCTAGTGGAGAAGGTGCAGGAATACGTGGAGAGACAGAACCCGATCACGGACTGCGCCGTGGTGATTGCGCCCGCCTCGGTGCCGATCGACGTCACGGTGAACGTGCGGTACGTATCAGGAGACAACTCGACGGTTCTTTCTGGGCAAACCCTCACCCAGGCCCAACTGGTTCAAAGAGAGGTCAGCAGAGCCATCTACAAGACCCCTACCGGCGGTCGGCGGCTTGGCGGCGCGGGCTACGTCGTTTGCTCTGAGATCGAAGAGGTCATTGATGCTGGACTGAGCGCCAACCCCTACGCGCTGGGGAACTACGTGGAAATCCTGAGCGATCGACAGGTAATGGATTTGTCTGCCACTGGCCCTAACAGGCTATTGCTGGGCAATGAGGTTGCTGTACCTGGGAACATCACGGTGGTGGAAATCTAATGCCCAAGTTTCTCAGTCGAGAAGAGATATACAGGATGCTTCAAAGGGAGCTGCCTCCCAACGTGTACCCTGACGGGGCCCCAGAGAAATTCTACTCTACGGCCGACATGAACTCGATTGCCGAAGTGGTGGCCGCTGGATACGAGAACCTTTCCGAAATTTACGACAACAACTGGCCTCAGACGGCTACCCATAAACTCGCGGATTGGGAGATGGTTGCCTTCGGCTTCCCGCTTGAGGCGGCTCTGACCCTAGAGCAGAGGCGCGACCGCACGGTTGCAAAGATTCGGTCTCGTAAGGGCCTGACCGGCAAAGACATGGTTGACGTCGTCAAGGGGATTATCGGCACCGACAAGCTTGTGGACGTTTCCGAGTGGGGCTGTTTGACTGGCGGCTGGCTCATCTCGGAGTCGCAACTGGGCATCGAAACGATCCTGAACGGACAAAACCTCGTGGACGTGACTGGAACCGCGCCCTGCGCTGACCCCGCAGACTTCGGGAAATCCCCTGCAGAGTGGGCGGAGATGCAAGAAGAGGCCTACACCTACCAAGTGAACATTTACGGCTACACGCTGACCGCCAAAGAGCTCGCCGCACTGGACCAGGCGCTAACCATTGCGGAGCCGGCTCGCAGCCGACACGTCATTGTGGATGGGCTCGACCCGAACGACATGATAGAAGGAGACAACTAATGGCTAATCCAGGGATTCAACTTTACAATTTTTACCGTCGCTATCGCTGGAGAGCAGAGGACTTCCTCGGTTGGCAGACGGGTATGGTCGACCACTCAAGGGGGATGTTCGAGGGCCTCGTCAACGGCGCTGTGCTTGAAGGCTTTGAGGTCAACCTCACCGCTGGATTGGAAGTCGAAGTATCCGAAGGTATAGCGTCTGGGCCTACTGGATACTTGCACGTCGTCAACCAGGTGACCGCTCTGGAGCTGGACGCCGCCGCCACGGGTATCCGCAAAGACCTTGTCGTTGTTCGACCCAACCTCGTGGACAACGGATTCATAACCAAGCCCACAAACCCTTTCGACAGCGTTCCTCTCCGCACGGCGCAAGAAAGCGCGATTGTGGTATTGAAAGGCGTTGAGTCGAATTCCCCTGAATACCCGGCCACAGGGCCTAACGACGTCATCTTGTTCGGCGTGCGGGTGGAGGTCGGACAAACCGACCTTGCCGAGAGCGACATTGATTTCGAGATCAGGGACCTGATTGGGAAGAATTCAAACTTTCAACAAGACGCCGCCAAGTTTGACGACAGGCTCCGACCCTTCAAGGTGGACAACAAGACACTCGGGATCAAACCATCGCAGCTAGAGCCTCCTTTCGCGCGAGTGTTCAGCTATGTCAACAAGTCTGGCCCCTCAATCTTCCCCAAAAACCTCGCTGGACTGTATAACCCGGCCGATACCTTCCTGGACTTCGACACTGGGGTGATTAGCGGAGGGGACGAAGCGAGCTCTCCATTCAGTCCGACAATTCCGACGGCTGGATCCTTCGTCGTCGCCTCAGTGGGCCTACAAGCTAACGACGTCCTAGTGGTAGCCTATGGGGCCGAGGGAACTCGGGAGCAGTGTTTTGAAGGCATCAAGAATCAAGCCGCCTCGGGGCCGGGCTCCGTGGTCATACCCGGCGGAGTGAAGCCTATAGCTTTCGTCGTGCTCGGCTCTGACGACGGTCTAGAAATCACCGAGCTGGACTTCTTCGACTGCCGAGGGGTGTTCGGCGTCGGAGATAACGCCTCGGGTGTTGCGGGCGCTGGAGCGGTTCGGCCTCTTAACGCGGAATACCCGCTGACCCTGACTGCCGACGACGACGGTCGAGTGATTCTGGTGGATTCGAGCGTGTCAAGAACGATCAACGCTCACAACGCCGCTGCAAACTTCAAGATCACCTTCAAAGACATCGCGGGGCTCGCCAACACAAACCCAATTACGTTCGTAAGGTTCGGCTCCCAAGAAATGGAGGGGCTGCCCGCGAACTATTTGATGGAGGCTGCCTACGGATCGTGGAGTTGGGTGTTCGACGGAAACAATTGGCACCTTGTCGCTTAAGGGGAGTTAAAAATGTCTAAAAACCTGGTCGTAAAAGACTTTTTTGTTAACTGCACGTGGACTGCTCCTGCTGGGGTAACTCAGGTAAAAGTTTCTCCCCTCTATATTCCATTCGTAGCAATTTCGGCTGGTACAAGTCACTCCCTCGCCATCGGTGCCGATTGTTTGGCTTATGCGTGGGGGCTGGGAAGCAGTGGGCAATTGGGTGATGGGTCAATTACAAACCGGAGCCAGCCGGTGAGAGTCTGTTGCAATATTCCGTTTGTAGCGGTTTCAGCTGGCGGAACTCACTCCCTCGCACTAGGGGTCGATGGTGCGGCTTATTCGTGGGGAAGTGGCAGCTGTGGGGTGTTGGGGGACGGCACTATCACAAACAAGTGCCAGCCGGTGAGAGTCTGTTGCAATATTCCGTTTGTAGCGGTTTCAGCTGGCGGATCTCACTCTCTCGCCATCGGCGCTGATTGTATGGCTTATTCGTGGGGGAGTGGAAGCAGCGGAGCGTTGGGT